TAATTGAAGCAATGAAAGAACAGCAAAAACAGATTGAAGACCTTAGAAACGAAATTGATACACTCAAAGGAGTAAATTAAAATGGCAATTACATATACATGGAAAGTTACTAGTGTAAAGGTAAAGGACGAGGGCGATAATACCGATGCCATTGTTCAGACCTTTTGGACTAAGACAGGAACAGATGATAATGGTGAACAAGGTACATTTTCTGGTGCAACACCATTTACATCAGTAGATGTTCCTGAAGGCGAGTTCGTAGCTTTTGCTGATCTAACTGAAGAAATTATTCTTGGTTGGATTCAGGCAGTAGTTGTTGATCAATATGAAAATCATGTTAATCAGCAGATTCAGAAGCAGATTGACCAAAAAGCAATTGTAGAAAAAGATTTGCCTTGGGCATCAATATAAGGATAAACTAAATGACAATTACATATACATGGAATTTTAATCCACTTGAAACAAAGCCAACAGAAGGTGATTTGTCTGATGTTGTAACAACAATTCATTGGCAGTTACACGGTACAGATGATGAAACGAATGCATCGTCTAGTAACATAGGAACAGTATCTGTTAGTGCTGCTGATGCTGATAACTTTACAGCATTTGCTGATTTAACAGAAGCAACTGTAAAAGGTTGGGTTCTTGCTGGACTAACACAAGGCGAAGAGACCGCTGAAGAAGCAGAAGTTCGTCTACAGCAAAACATTAGCAATGCTATTGACAAAATTAATAATCCTCCTATTGTTAATAGAACTGCACCCTGGGCTTCATAATTATAAATAAAAAGAAACCCTACAGGAGCGTTAGATGGCACAACCAACAGACAAAGCGACCTTTAAAGAGTGGTGCCTGAGAAAGTTAGGTAAGCCGGTCATTGAGATCAACGTGGACGATGACCAAGTTGATGATCGTGTAGACGAAGCAATCTCATATTGGAACGATTATCATTTTGATGGTGTTGAGAAGATGTTTCTTAAACATCAACTCACGTCTGATGATATTTCAAATCAATATATTACTGTATCGGAAAACATTATTGGTGTCATCAATATCTTTGATATTGGTGATGCTTTATCTGTCAATAATCTTTTTAATATTCGGTATCAATTTGCTCTTAACGACATATACGATATGAGTAGTTATCGTCTTCAAGAGTATATGATGGCAATGCAGAATATTCAGTTCATTGAAGAAATGTTAGTTGGTAAGCAACCTATTCGATATAATCGACATGTCAATAAACTCCATATTGATATGGATTGGCAAAGAGTTAATGTCGGTGATTATATTGTTGCTGAGTGTTATCAAGTATTAGACCAAGAAACTTATACAGATATGTGGAAAGATCGTTGGTTACAAAACTATGCTACAGCAAAGATTAAATATCAATGGGGTTCAAATCTTACGAAGTTCACTGGTATGCAACTCCCCGGTGGTGTACAGTTCAACGGTGAACAGATTTTACAAGACGCACAAGCAGAAATTCAAAGACTTGAAGAGGAAATGATTTCATCATACAGTCTACCAGTAATGGATATGATTGGATAATTCTATGGCAACTTCATTATACTTCAATAACTTCGGCTCTTCAATGGAGCAATATCTTATAGAAGACTTAGTTATTGAATCAATTAAAATCTATGGACATGATGTATATTACATTACAAGAACTGTTGGCGCAAAGGATGATATTCTAAACGAAGATGATTTATCAACTTATAAACGTGCAGACTTTATTGAAATGTATATTAAGAATGTTGATGGATTTGAAGGAGAAGGTGACTTTCTATCCAAGTTCGGCGTAGAAGTTCGTGATGAAATGACTTTGACTGTTTCAAAGAGAAGATTCGAACTTGATGTATCACAATTTACTCGTAACGATAGACCTCTTGAAGGGGATTTGATTTATTTTCCTATGGCAAAAGCAGGAAGTTTGTGGGAAATAACCTTTGTTGAACATGAAGCAATTTTTTATCAAATGGGCGAACTTCAAACTTATGATTTAAGACTTTCGTTGTTTGAGTATTCTAACGAGACTTTTAATACAGGTATTGAAGAAATTGACAATCTATTTGAGTCCAAAGAAACAACATCAAACACTTCTATTGAGTATCTTGAGACACAAGACACACTCGCTGATAACTTTACGATTGAAGAAGCAGCAGACGATATCATCGACTTCTCTGAAGCGAATCCATTCTCTGAAGGAGGTAGGTGGTAATGTTTGGTCATGATTTCTATCACGGTTCTCTTCGTCGTTATGTGACGATTTTTGGTACTTTGTTCAACGAGATTTTAATATCTCGTAAGGACAATAATGGAGACACACAAAAGAGATTTCGTGTGCCAATTGCCTATGGTCCAATGCAAAAGTTTCTTGCGAGACTTGAGGCTGATCCGAATCTAACAAATCCAACAGCAATGACTTTGCCTCGTATGTCGTTTGAGATTACAAACATTGTTTACGATCCAGAACGCAGACTTACTGGTAGACTTCGTAACACAAAAACATCTTCAGCAAATAATAACATATTGATAACTCAATTTGTTCCGGCGCCATATAATCTCGATTTTACTCTTTCGATTATGGCAAAATACGCTGAAGATGGTACAAAAATCATTGAACAAATACTGCCGTTCTTCAAGCCAGAATGGACTACTTCGGTAAAACTGATCGATACACTTGATGAATACTATGATATTCCCACAATTCTAACTTCAATCAACAACGAAGAAGTATATGAAGGAGACTTTACACAAAGAAGAGCTGTTCTTTGGACGCTAACATTTACGATGAAGGGCTACTTCTTTGGTCCAGTTACCAACAAGAAAATCATCAAGTTTGCAAATACTAACTTTTATGCAAGCCCAAGAGATGGCGATTTTACGACAAATTCAACTCCAGCAGAGCGAGTTAAGATTTATCCTGGTCTAACAGCTAACGGTGAACCAACAACTCTTGCTAATAATACAATCGATTACACGGAAATCAATAAAGATGACGATTGGGGATATATTGTAATTGTAGAGGATGTATAGTTATGGATGACAAAACAATTCATAATGCATTGAATCTAACACCAATTACCAAAGAACGTCTTCAAGTTGTTGTGCCTGAAGATGACGATAACGTTGAAAACGACTTTCGTTTTACAAGAGAGAATCTTTACTCTGTGATTGAACAAGGCAACAAAGCGCTTGAAGATATGATTGATGTTGCTCGTGCTTCAGAACATCCAAGAGCGTATGAAGTAGTTTCTACACTGATGAGTACTCTTGTCAATGCTAACAAAGACCTTCTCGACCTCTCAAAGAAGAAAAGAGAACTTGTCGGCAAACAAGAGCCATCAGTACCACAGACAGTCAATAACAATCTCTTTGTTGGCTCAACAGCAGATTTACAGAGGGCATTGAAAGACTTATCTAATGATTGAAAAGGGATATCTTGGTAATGTAAATCTGAAAAGAAAAGGAACTTCAATTGAATGGTCTCCTGATTTAGTTGCTGAATATATAAAATGCGCTAAAGATGTGATATATTTCGCTGAAAAATATATACAAATTGTTCATGTCGACCATGGTTTGATACCTATTGAGTTATACGACTATCAAAAAGAAATCATAAAAAAATCAGAAAAAACTCGTAACGTTATTGTTAACACATCGCGCCAGGCAGGTAAAACTACGACCGCTGTTGTTCTTATACTCCATTACATTCTCTTCAATGAGCATAAAACAGTAGCACTTCTTGCTAACAAGGGTGATGCTGCGAGAGAGATATTAGATCGTATTAAGATAGCATTTGAAGCATTACCTAAGTGGATTCAACAAGGGGTGATTGAATGGAACAAAGGTTCTGTAGAGTTTGAGAATGGATGTAAAATATTAGCAGCAGCAACATCTTCTTCAGCAATTCGGGGCAAGTCTGTATCATTTTTATATATCGATGAAACAGCGTTCGTAGAGAACTGGGACACTTTCTTCGCTTCTGTGTTTCCTACTATTTCATCTGGCGAGACTACGAAGATTCTTCTCACATCTACGCCAAACGGTCTTAATCATTTTTATAAGACATTTGAAGGCGCAAAAGAAGACCGTAATGGATATGCTTGGGTAGAAGTTCCGTGGTATAAAGTTCCTGGTCGTGGTGAGAAATGGAAGAAAGAAACTCTCGCTTCTATGGATTTTGACACACAAAAGTTTTCACAAGAATTTGAGTGTGAATTTCTCGGTAGTTCTGGGACACTGATAGATGGTAGTAAACTCAAAACTCTGTTCCACAGAACACCAATTCAAGATCAAGCGAACATTAAAGTTTACAAGAAACCAGAAAGTGGTAGAATATATGCTTGTGTTGTTGACGTGTCAAGGGGTAAAGGTTTAGATTATTCGGCATTTCAGATTATTGATATTACAAAAATGCCATATCAGCAAGTGTGTGTCTATAGAGATAATCTTGTCACACCTATCGAATACACTGAAATTATACATAGAATGGCAACATATTATAATGGAGCACACATTCTTATAGAAGTCAATGACATTGGTAGTCAGGTATCAGACCTTTTATATTACGAATATGAAACCGAGAATCTAATTCTAACAGAATCGGCTGGTAGATCTGGTAAAAGAATATCAGAAGGATTTGGTGGCGCAAAGGCGTATGACAGAGGTATACGGACCACTAGACCAGTGAAAGCTACTGGCTGTTCTGTTCTTAAATTGATGATTGAACAGGATCAATTGATTATCAACGACTTTGACACAATCAATGAACTCAGCACCTTCTCTCGTAAAGGTGTGAGTTATGAAGCAGAACCAGGATGTAATGATGATTTAGTAATGTGTTTAGTTCTTTTTGCATGGTTGTCTGCTCAACAATATTTTAATTCAGTTACAGACATTAATACATTAACAAAATTAAGACAAAAAAGTGAAGACCAAATGATGCAGGAGTTACTTCCTTTTGGTTTATATGCCGACGGTGAAAATGAATTAACAGAAGAGGCAAGACATAAAAATATACAAGTCGACCGTGGAAATGATGAGTGGTTGTTGTAAAATATCGTTTCTTATAAATAAAAACAAAATATTTGCAAATATTTGCCTTATAACAAGGAGATTCCATCATGCCATTTCAAGTTAGTCCAGGTGTTAACGTATCAGAGATTGATCTCTCTACGGTAGTACCTGCCGTATCTACTACCGAAGGTGTCTTAGTTGGTGTATTTACACAAGGTCCAGTTGAACAAACTGTTCTTGTTACATCAGAAGAAGACCTAGTTTCTCGTTTTGGGAAGCCAAACAGCACCAATTATGAAACATTCTTTACTGCTGCTAACTTTTTATCCTACGGTAACAAGTTATATGTAACTCGTGTTACAGCCGCTGACGCTGTGACAGCATCAGCCTCAGGTAATACTTCACTGTTAATCGAAACTCGTACAGAAGCAGAAGCATTAACTGGCCAAGGCGAGTTTGTCGCTCAATCTCCCGGTGCTTGGGGAAACAATCTAAAAGTCTCTATCTGTTATGATAGCGCTGATTTTTCAGAATCGATTGAACTTACAGACGGTATTGATATCGGCGATACAACAGTTCAATGCTCTAGCGATTTGCTAAGTAACACAAATCTTGCTGCTGGTGACGTTCTTCGTGTTGGTAACTCTTCAATCGGGTTTCAAGACTTAACAGTTACAACAGCTGAGGTTGAGTCCGGTAATACAGCCTATTGTCTTATTACCTTTGCTCCAGCATATCGTTTATCACAAAAATCACCCGAACCAGCTACTCGTTATTGGGCACACTATCTCAACGTTGATGGTGCGCCTGCAACAGGTAATGCTCACATCGTAGTTGTTGACGAAGATGGTGGCATTTCTGGTACAGCAAATACAATCCTTGAAGTCTTCTCGGATGTTAGCCGTACAGATGGTGTTACAAACGATCAAGGAACTTCTGTATATTACAAAGACGTAATCAACGAGCGTTCAAACTACATCTGGGCTACCGCTGCTTCACTTGGTGATGGTGTTAACTACACATCGTTCACAAATGGAGCTGAAGGCACAGATGCTACAGAATCGGCCATTGCTCTTTCACGTCTTGCTCGTGGTATAGACCTTTATCAAAATGCTGAAGAGATTGACATATCATTGTTCCTCTGCGGTAAAG